AAGATTATCTTTAGCGAGCTTTTAGACAATAACTCAACAGTCATTGATATCCTCACCGCAGGTGCTGCTGGAACAATTCAAGGCCTTGTCCAAGTTGGTGAGCAAGACGGTACCGGCACGCCGCAATTGGTATCAGATGCTGGAAGTGCAACCAAGTGTACAATTGATGGCGACACAGATGTTGTTAAGGGCTCTTTCTTGGAGATCGAGTGTGATGGCACCAATTGGTTTATCAACGGTTACGTGAGTTCCACAACAAATACTGGAGTCACTTTCGCCGATCAGTAAGATCTAATAATTATTAAAATATATCTTTATGTTTTGCCCCCTCTTCGGAGGGGGTTTTTATTTGAAGCAAAAAGCTCAAAATGGCGATCCCTCAAATTTTTTTCGCCTACAATTTTTGAGATTTTCGTTTTTGAGTATTATAAACTATTTACCTTAAAGGAGAAACTACTATGAACCCTCGTAGAAGATTGATGTGGAAGATGAGAAGTCGGTCCGCTAAACCAACAGCAACACAAACTGAACAGATTGTTCAGATCGTAACAACTGAAGAACCAACTATTGAAGAGGTGGCCCAAAGGACAGCAGAAGAGATTATTTCTAAAACCGTAGACACAAAAAAAGCCACTACCACCAAGAAAAGAAGAACACGAAAAGCATCCACTATTAAGAAAAAATAATTAATTTTTCTATTAATTAAAGCGAAGCCAAACATATGGTCGAGCTTTGCAATTTAGAAACTATTTACTTAGCAGGAGGATACATGCGTGCCAACCAACTTAGATCCAACATCACAGACTAGTGCGATAGTTTTAACGAAAACTGGAAGCACCTCGGACGTTGCCGCAGCCGTTCCATTTGGCGCCTATACTGGTTCCCAGTCTTTCCTAACCGGCGCCGCCACTCAAGTTGCCTATGTTTATAAGAAGCTTGGTGGTGATGTAGTCGATATTGAACTAACAACCGCCAACGTTTACTCTGCGTACGAAGAGGCTGTTTTGGAATATTCGTATATTCTAAACTTACATCAAGCGAAAAACACTCTTTCGGACGCCCTAGGGAACACAACGGGAACCTTCGACCACAATGGAACACTCCACAACGGAAGCCCATCTGGAAGTAACCTAAGATTTCCCAGATTTCAAATGGCATATGCCAAGCGCGCCGGAGATGGAATGTCAGCTGTCGCAGGGTTTGGAGGCACAGTTCCGAATTATTCGGCTTCTTTTGCCCCCAAAGACAATGTACAAGACTATGATGTGCAGGCTATTATTGAGAGTGCCTCAAACTCTGGCGTAGATGAGCACGGCAATGCTGTGCCTTACGCAGACAAGGTTGGTAGCAAAAGAATTTATGTTACGAAGGTCTATTACAGATCTCCCCGTGCAATGTGGCGATTTTATGGATATTACGGAGGCGTAGGAGTTGTTGGAAATTATTCAACATACGGACAATTTGCAGATGACTCTACATTTGAAATTATTCCAACTTGGCAAAATAAAATGCAAGCTATCATGTACGAAGACTCGATCTTTACAAGAACATCTCATTACGCATATGAGTTGATCAACAATAAATTAAGATTATTTCCCACCCCTTCTGGATGGGGTTATGACGAGACTGATCGCATATGGGTAAAATTTTATGTAAAACCAGATGCATGGGAATCCAACCCAGACATGCTCGACGGCACTGACGGCGTAAATAATCTCAATACCCTTCCTTTTGATAATATACCTTATAAACATATTAATGCAATTGGTAAACAGTGGATTAGAAAATACTGTCTTGCCTTGTGCAAGGAGATGTTGGGCCAAATTAGAGGAAAGTTTACTGCTGTTCCGATCCCGGGCGAGAGTGTTACTCTAAATCACTCAGAATTGTTGAGTCAGGCCAAAGAAGAACAGACACAACTTAGAGAGAAACTAATGGAAATTCTTAAAGAAACAGAATATACGGCTCTTGTTAAGCAAGATTCAGAGAGGGCAGAATCTGCCGCGACAACCTTTAAGAATTCTCCTTTACCAATTTTTGTAGGATGATAAAACATGGCAGACGAATGGAGCAAACCTAAAAACCCACCACCGCCATTGTTTTTCGGAAAGAAAGAGCGTGATCTTGTTAAACAAGTAAATGACGAGCTTATTGAAAAAGTAATTGGTCAGCAGATCCTTTATTACCCTATTGACGCAGAAAGGACCAATTTCCATGATCTATACGGAGAAGCAGTGGCAAAGACCTTTTTGCCCCCCGTGAGAGTTTACGCACTAGTGGAATTCACGTCTTTTGCCACTGAATACATGGAAAATGCCGGTATTGACAAAAGTTGGGAGATTAAAGTCTTTTTTCACAAGAGAAGACTCGAAGAGGATCAGAACTTGTATGTTCGTGAAGGGGATTTTGTGCTATACGGCGATTATTACTATGAAATAGTCACCTTAAGTGAAGATACAAAGCTTTTTGGACAAGTTCACTATGGTTTTGAGATTTCAGCCATATGTAAGAGAGCAAGAAAGGGACTTTTTGATGCTACCTGATAATTTTGACTTCGCTATGTTGCCCCCTAATTTTAAAAAGGGAACCCTGAAGGAATTAGGGGTTCTGGAGTCCACAATTGAGACTATAGATTATGCTATTACGTCGTGGCTGAAGGAAGATCTAAACCTAAGCACTCACTCCAATGAGGGATTTAATAAGGTACCGGTTCTTTGGCAGTCCGCAGAAAGATCCTTTCAATTGAAAGATGAAAAATCTTTAAGAGATGATGGAGGCGCCTTAAAATTACCAATTGTGAGCATTGAACGAACCGGAATAACCAAGGATCCCACACGCAAAGGAGGATATCAGGCACACATATATTCAAAGGACAAAAATGGTCGTACTGGGCGCATGGTTGTCGCAAAAAGAATCGTTCAAGATAAAACAAGAAATTTTGCGGTTACTGAGGCAGCTAGGGCACTCCCAACAACCAGCGATCGTCAGCGATATTATCCTCGCGTAAATAGAAAAGTGGTAATTCAGACTCTTTCGATCCCGATTCCTGTTTATGTGAATGTCAGTTATAAAATAGTGATAAAATCCGAATACCAACAACAAATGAATGACTTGGTAGCGCCTTTTATTGCTCGTCCCGGCCAAATTAACTCTTTTGTAATGAAACGTAACGGACACTTATATGAAGCTTTCATTGATCAGGAGTTTACTCACTCAAATAATGTTAGCAATCTCCAAGAAGAAATGAGAATGTTTACGACAGAGATAACAATCAAGGTAATAGGTTATTTAATTGGAGAAGGTGAAAATGACGATCGGCCTATCGTGAGAGTCGATGAAAACACGGTTGAAGTCACATATCCTAGGGAATCTTCAGCACCTCTGGGTAATGACGACCTTTTTGGTGATTAGTTCCTGATGTAAAATGGAATTTATTGGTTTTGTTCAAGACTTTTGGATTTGCCACGACTATTTACAGATGATTGATCGTCAATTAAATTCTAAATGAGAGGGAAGGAATAAAAAGATGTCGGTAAAGAATTTCAAATTTGTATCTCCGGGAGTTTTTATCAATGAAATTGATAACTCCTTCATTCCAAAAACAGCAGACGCTATTGGGCCAGTGGTTTTAGGGCGCGCACGTCGCGGTATTGCGATGGAGCCCATTAAGGTTGAGTCGTACTCTAAATTTGTCGAAATGTTTGGAGATACTTGTCCCGGAAATGGTGGTGGCGATATTTCTCGTCATGGAAATTTCCAATCACCCATGTATGGTGGATATGCCTCTAAGGCATTTTTAAGGTCCAATGTGGCACCCCTCACATACGTTAGACTTCTTGGGCAGCAA